GAGCCGCCCGCGAGGACTTCGCCGAAGAGCTGTCCGCGGCCAAGGCCGGGCGATGCCCGGCGGACGGGATGAGCGACGAGCAGGTCGGCTACGAACTTCTTGTAAAGTCGGCGCCTGCCATCATTTGGAGCCAGCGTGCCAACACAGAGACTGGAGCCAGGGCCCGTGAGCTATTCACGCCAAAGGTGGAGCCAACGGCGAATGCCGCGAACACTTGCAACCTGCACCAGGACTGCGCCTCCGCTGACGAGGCCGTGCGCGAAGTGCTTGGCCATGATAAAGCGCTGCACTGCCGAGATCAAAAGTGCATCAAGGGGGATTGTGCAAAGGTTAACATGCGCTAATCACTTGCACATATGGCCATGACCATATATCCTTGACATAGGAGGTTGGTCATGATCCAGAAAATCCAAGTTGTTTCCCTGGTCACGGACGTGGCCTGTCCTGCACGGTGCGAGGCCTGCGAGCGCAAGCAGGACGAGCGCAGGGAGCGCCGAATTGCCATCATGGAGGCCCAGTCTCGGGCGTTTGATGAGCCGTGGGGCGTGCCACTGGTGGCCCCGATGACGTTTTCCAGCTTGGCGGACGCCTGACAACCTGGCGCGCCTTACGCCGTTCTGGCAATTTCCTTGCTTTGCTCGCGACAAAGTGTCAACGTCTTGTTGACGCTCGATGTTGCCATGGTTACAGCTCGCGTTCCGTTCGGTCCCCGGAGCGGTTGACGTTGAGATTCGCGTTCACCACCGGGTTGCGTGCGCAACGACCCGCCGGATCCACGTCGAGCACGTGTCCTGGCGACAGCTCGGGTTCTGGGACCGCCGACAGGCCGCGGGCGCCCCGGTGCCGTTGGCCGAGCTGCAGCTACCAGCCGAGATGCTCACCGAGCGTATGCCGGCCACGTTCGGCGAGTGCCAGTCCCGAGGGCTTGGCGACAAGCGGCCCTGTCCATGGTACGGATGCCGGCATCACCTAGGGCTTGACGAGCGCGCGGGCAAGCTAACGCTGGCGTTCCCGCACCTGGAGCCGTCGAGGCACGAGACGTGCTCGCTCGTGGTGGCCCAACACAAGCCCCGCACCATGGAGGACATAGCGAGGATTCTCAACTGCTCGCTGGCCTACGTCGAGAAGACCATGCGAAGTGCCTCGGCGAAGTTTCGGGAGGCACTGGGGGACGAGGTCGATATGGAGAGAATCGGGGAAGGGCCGATGTCGGAGGAGTGGTAGCAGGAAGGCGGAACGCGGGCACCAGCCCGCTACGGATAATGAGAGGCACGAAGCCCAGAAGCTGTCAAGCTGTCTAGCTTACACAAAAGGCGGTTTGTTGGCAGAAATCGACATAGGTGAGGCTGGCGGCGGTGTCCTTGCTTCGTGTTTTTGTGATGCATGCTTATGCAAGTATTCGCTCAATATGTGAGCGGCCTGGAAACTCTGGCCCGTGGTGTGTCCGAAAGGCCGGGGACGGGGCGGCGTTACGATTAAATCACAACAGGATGTGTCATGGATGAGACCGAGACTAAACGCGGCAAGAACGCGGCGAGCCTGGCCAATCTGAGGCCTAACAAGCCAGGCCAGGTGCTGAACAAGGAAGGGAAGAACGGGTTCTCCGAGGCACACTCCATCCTGGTCAAGTACATGCTGAGCAAGGACCCGTTGAGCGAAGAAGACGTGACCCGTCTTGATATCGTCATGGGTGCGACGTTTGAATCTGCTCGGGTTGTCGGCAGGGATGGCGCCGCCGATCGTAAGCTGCTGATTGAACAGGTCGCCGGCAAGGCTCGTCAACAGATTGACCTGTCGAACGATGACAAGTCGTTGACCGGCGTGTCTGCGGCCGTTGGGTTCGTTGATGCCGTCCTGACCGCGGCGCTTGCCAAGGGGAAGAAAGACGATGCTGATCCAGGCGGTTGATGATGACCGCTCTGTCCTGCAGCGTTGGATTGACCAGCTCGGCGCCGAGACGTTCCAGAAGCTCTGGCGGTCATTCCCGCTTGAGGTCCGCGAGGCCTACGCCTACGACTGGTCCAAGATAGCCCGTCCAAAGCAGCTTCCCCCACCGGGCGACTGGCTGCTATGGATGGTCCGCGCTGGCCGTGGATTTGGCAAGACCCGCACTGGTGCTGAGTGGATCCGCATGGGCGTGGAATCGGGGGCGTGCGGCCGGGTGGCGCTCATCGGCCCAACGGCGGCCGACACCCGCGACGTCATGGTCGAGGGCACGTCGGGCATCCTGGCCATTTCTCCCAACAACTGGCGCCCGCAGTACGAGCCCAGCAAACGCCGCCTGACCTGGCCCAACGGGGCCGTGGGCACGCTCTACAGCGCCGAGGAGCCCGACCGGTTACGTGGCCCCCAGCACGACCGGGCGTGGGCTGATGAGCTAGCGGCGTGGTCGCAGCTCGAGGAAACGTGGGACATGCTGCAGTTTGGGTTGCGACTGGGAGACCACCCGCAAGCCCTCATCACCACGACGCCGCGGGGCCTGCCCATCCTGCGTAAACTGGAGAACGACCCCACCACCGTGGTCACCCGAGGCAATACCTACGAGAACGCCGGCAACTTGGCCCCGTCTTTCCTGGCGGCCATCAAGAAGAAGTACGAGGGCACGCGGCTTGGCCGGCAGGAGATCGACGCCGAGATTCTTGACGACAACCCCGGGGCGCTGTGGAAGCGGGCTATGATTGACCCGCACCGGGTCGAGCATGCCCCCCAGCTTTCGCGCATCATCATCCCGTGGGACCCGGCGGTGACCTCGGACACCACCAGTGACGAGCACGGCATCTTGGCCCTAGGCGCCGGGATGTGCTCATGCAAGGGCGAGCCGGAGATGCACGGATTCGTGCTTGAGGACGGCTCGGCCATCCTGACCCCGTCCGAGAGCTGCGACCGCGTGGCCAGCCTGTACCAGAGGCGCATGGCCAACGGGGTGATCGGCGAGACCAATCAGGGCGGCGACTTCATCGAGGCCCTGCTGCGGGCCAACCCGAAGTCACGTGGGCTCACCTACCGCGGCGTCCACGCCAAGGACGGCAAGCGGCTGCGCGCCGAGCCGGTCGTTGCCCTGTACGAGCAAGGTAAAGTCCATCACGTGGGCATCTTCCCGAAGATGGAAGACGAAATGACCCAGTGGGACCCGATGAACCAAGTCGAGAGCCCCAACCGGGTCGATGCACTGGTGCATGGCCTGACCGAGTTGCTTGTCCACCCGGCGCCCCCCAGCTACTCCAGCTCACGTGGTTCTGGCCCCAAGTTCCGCGTGTAAGGCCCGTCCCGTCACCGTGCGACAGTTGTAGGCGCATGCAACAGCGCCCTGACCTGTCGCGTTTCCGCGAGATTCCCGCCTTTGCGCAGTGGCGCCAGCGGGACATGTTGGAGCAGGTAGCAAAGGACCTGCAGGAGCACGACTACGGCCGTTTCTACGGCTCGGCAATTCTCGCTGACGAGATGCGCACGGATGACAGAATCGCGGGCGTGCTGGCTACCCGCATCGGCGGGTTCTTGTCCGTGCCCACCACGTTCAAGGCGGCGAACCCCAAGCGCAAGGCGGCGAAGCTGGCCGAGCTGCTGGGCGGCGCTGATGAGAGCGAGGACGATGGACTGTGGCCGCTCATCTGCTCCCAGGACTCGGCCCGTGAGCTGCTGTTCTGGCGAATCATGCTGGGCGTGTCCATCGGCGAGATCGTCTGGGACAAGACCGAGGACTCATGGACGCCGCGAATCGTTCCCGTTCACCCGCGATACCTGCGATGGGACTGGAACGAGCAGTGCTTTTACCTGTACATGTGGCAGCCGGAAACCATCATCAAGCTTCCCGAGACCCAACACGGGCCTAACAGTGACGGCAAGTGGATCGTGTGGGGCGGGCTTCGATCGTGGATGAACGGAGCCGTGCGCTCGCTCGGGACCAAGTACCTTGGCCGGCAATGGAACGAACGCGACTGGTTCCGCTACAACGAAAAGCATGGCCTTCCCGCGGTGAAGGGCAAAATGCCGTCAGAGTCCAACGCCGAGGAGAAAGAAGAGTTCCGGCGTGACCTCAACAACATGGCGAGCGAGCCCACGATCCTTTGCCCGCAGACCAAGGACGGCGTCGGCTTCGATGTCGAGTGGATGGAGGTCAAAGGAACTGGCACCGGGGCCGAGACGTTTTCCTCTCTCAAGTCTTCAATTGACGCCGACATTGCGATCTTGCTGCTTGGGCAGAACCTGACGACCGAGATGGGCTCGGCCGGGAGCGCGTCTGGGTCTCGCGCGGGCGCGCAGGTCCACGACCTGATCCGCATCGACAAGAAGCGCGAGGATGCGGGGCTGTATCAGATCGTGCGCCAGCAGTGCCTGCGCTACTGGGCACAGTTCACGGCTGGTGACCCTGACCTGGCGCCGTACCCGCACGCGCAGGTCGATCCGCCCGACGATGAGCTGAACGAGGCGCAGACCCTGAACGCTCTGGGCGACGCCGCAACGAAGCTCAAGACCGCGAACCCGCGCACCGACCTGGAAGCCATGTGGGAGACCTATGGCATCCCCCAGCTAGACGAAGATGACCCACGGGCGCAGCCACCGGAGCCTACCGAGGGACCTGGCGCCCCTGGGTTTCATGCGTTCGGTGGCGATGGTACGCACATCACTGGGCCGCACCCGACCAAGGAAGCGGCACGGGCGGCCGGCGAGAAGGCGGGCGGCGGTGCCCCGGTCGTCATCAAGCAGCAGCAGGGGCGCAAGGCGGATGAAGAGCAGCCGCCCGAGAAGCGCGCCAAGCTCGTGGCCCTGAGCGCCAGCCCAGCGGCCGAACGTCGACAGGCCAGGTACAAGGACGCCTTGACCAACAAGGCAGCAGCGCGAGCAGCGGCGGCCATGGGTCCCTACGTCGAGCGCATCAACGCCATGATCGCGAGCGCGACCGACCCGCGCATGCTCAAGCGTCAGCTTCTGGCCATGTTCCGCAACCAGTCGCCCGCTGCAGTGGCCAAGGTATTTGAGCGCACCAACATCCTGGCGAACCTGGCCGGGCGCCATGATTTGATCTTGGAGCTGTGATGGCAGAGCCAGCGGCAGACCCTGACCGCTTTGACGCCGCGGTGGAGGCTTTCCGCAAGCGCGTGCCCATGGACCGGGAAGCATGGGACCTGCTGACCACACAGCAGCGCGAGCGCGCCTTCATGGTTTCGCGTGTGACCGAGGGGCGCGTGCTGCAGGACACATTCGACGCCATTGACCGTGCGGTCGCCGAGGGCGGGACGTTCGAGGAGTTCAAGGACGCGGTCGCGGCTGACCTGATCGAATCGTGGGGCGGCGAGATACCGGGTAGGCTGGAGACCATCTTCCGAACCAACATCATGACCGCATATGGAGAGGGCCGACACGCGATCATGTCGTCGCCCACGGTCAAGCAGGCGAGGCCTTACTGGCGTTTCGACGATGCCGAGACGGACCGGGAGTGTGACATCTGCGGAGAATGCGGGGGGACCATCCTGCCAGCCGATGATCCATGGTGGGACTCGCACAACCCACCGATGCACCATAACTGCGAATGCAAGAAGACCGCCCTGTCTCGCGAGGAAGCCGAAGAGGAAGGCATCGACGGCAAGGGGCCGGGAATCGACGCCGATGAAGGCTTTGGGGCAGAACCGTCGCAGGACGGTACCAATTGGGACTTCGACTTGAGTGGGATGGATCCCGAGCTGAGAAAGATCGTAGAGGACGCGCTGGGGGAGCGCTAAGGCAGGAGAACAAATCACATGAGCGTCGCCGACGAAGCCGGGCAGTATTCATTCACGGTCTACAAAGGCCAATCGCGCCGTGTTGCCATGTGCAGGAAGGTCGGCGGCGTTGCGACCAATTGGACTGGCTATTCTGGGCTGTGTCAGGTGCGCACCAAGGTTGGCGCATCTACGGTTATCACGGAGATCGCCGTCAGCTTCGACGTTGACCGAACCACGGGCAACTTCTACCTGGACTTTACCGAAGATAGCCTTGCGCAACTCTCCGCTGGCCTGTCCTACGTCTACGACGTGCGCATGACCAAGACCGGCGCGGACACGCTCTACCCGGTCAAGGGGACGATCAGCGTTGCAACCCGCGTGAGCCTGCCAACATGAGCGCAACGATCGAAATCATCGAGCAGACCGCGAGCGTCACCGTGACCGAATCGGGCGGCGCCGAGACAGTTGTGATTGAGCAGGTTCCGCAGACGATGACGGTCGAGGTGTTTCACGGGGAGAAGGGCGAGAAGGGCGATCCTGGTCCGAAGGGCGACAAGGGCGATGCGGGGAACATCCCGGTTACGGGGACAGGCTGGCGCCACGTCACAGACGGAGTAGACGACGCGGCAGCTTCAACCCCAACCGCGTCCGATGTTGGGGCGGATCCGGCGGGCTCGGCTTCGGCGGTCCAGAGCAACCTGACGTCGCACGCGAACGCCACGGGAACCAGTGTCCACGGCCTTGGCTCTGCGG